GTGTGAGTCCACTTGATACCTTGACCGATAACTCGTCCAAGATAACTCTTTGATCCTTTGGAAGCAGTTTCTCTGCCGCCGCTGGAGTAATTAGGTTTGTTTCAAAAATCTGTGTTCGGGTAAGTCCTGACTCAGCCAGTTTCACGGCTGCCTTGTCACCGTCCAACCATTTGCGCGTGGGGCGTTTCGGTGCGAGCTGCCAGCCTTGCAGCACCATGCCGTCCTTTTCCATGGCCTGCATCGCGTGCTCTTCCACCGCCTTGATGAATTTTTCAACCATCGGTGCTTTATCTAATATTGCGCTGATCTGATCCGGTGTGAGTGTCTTCATCACCTCCGCGATCTCATCTTTGTTCATCGCGGTAATGTCTGTCTGTGTGGCCACAACATCGAATTGCTGTTTCTGTTTAGGGCAAATCGTCTTTGCGTCACACCATTGGCAGGCTGACTCCGACATATACAGTGGCGGGTCATCGAGCTGTGTGGCGATCATCGCGGGACGCAAGACTTTCTCTTCCCACTCCCACAACTCGGCTGCTGGCATCACAAGAGTGCGCGGCTCGCCTGAGTGCGGTTGCACAATGGTCAAGTGGAATTCTTTGATCCAATCGCGCCCCATGCCCTGCGTGTAGGCAAGCGCGTAAATCTTGAGCTGTGTTGAGTCCTCTGAAACATAACCCTTGCCAGTTTTCAAATCAGTGACATAGACCTTGCCACTCTTCATGGAGTAACCCACGACATCAGCAGTGCCACCCACTTGGATGTATTCGGCAGACTGATACTTGACTGGGTGCTCGACATTCATGCGCTCTGTCAAGCCTTCAATATTCCAAATCTCGTTCAGGTAGTCCAGCGCCATCTGACAATCGTCAGCGTCCAAGATCACGCCTTCAATCTCCTCGCCAATGAATTTCATGGGATCGGTGTCGAGCTGATAGCAAGTCTCGGCCAGCGCGTGAATGGCAGTGCCAAGCTGCGCGGCTTCACCTGATGGGCGTTGCGGTACTTGAGCGCAGAGTTTGACCGAACCTGGACACGCTATCCACCGTGATGATGCCGAGGGTCTTAGTCTGCGTTGTTTTGTTGCCATGTGTCTCTTTCTAAGTGGTGATCGTTGATGATGATCTGATACGCCAACTGCCTTACCTCATGGCTGACAGCGTGTCCAAGGTCTTCGGGGTCTAGGATGCGTTTAAGTAGCACCACCTTGTCCTGATTGGCTTTGCGTTGCAACTCCAACTGAGTGCCCAGCCAGATGATGTGCTCGCGCATGACTTGTCTCTCTTTATCTTGCATGGTGTTTGCCCCAATATGCGATCAAGGCTGCGTCAGCACGGCCATCCCACTTCTTCAACTTGAAGTCGGCCTGATTGTTTGGAAAGAGTTCCATGGCTCTGGCTCGGCTGGCATCCTTGCCCTGTCCACGGCCAACGGCCTTGACCCAAGTGGCCGGTGCGACATAAGTCACTGGCAGTTTGAACGCGGCCAAGATGCCTTCAATCATGCCAAATGAGCGCCCAAAGCTGAAGACACTTGTCACGCCTTGGCCACTGACTGCACCCACGCGCTCGCAGTAGACATGGGAATCGTTTGAGTTGAAGTTGGACAAGATGTCAGCCAGTTCGCTGGCGCTGACCTGCCGTTTGGATTTTCCGTTGCGCTCCACCGTCATGGTAGGCATATCGAATATTTTCAATTCAGTAGGTGAGATGACGACTACCGCACCAGAGAGGCCAGGATCAATGCCAACAATGTATTTGGTCATTCCTTACCTCTGCTTAAAACAATTTTCAAAAACTCTTGTCCAATGCGAGATGGATATCTGCCGTTTTCTGTGCGTTGCATTGCTGTATGTGCCTTGAAAGACTCGATGATTTCTTCACGCTCTTTTTCTACAGCTTTTCGCGCCACCATTTCCGCAAATACCTCAAGGTGTGGCGTAGATATAGTCCAAGCAGTGAAGCCAACATCGGTTTGCAATGCAATACTCATCATGTCTGCGACTTCTTTTGTGTTGTATTTGGTCATTTGACAGCATCCTCCATGGCCTTGTTGAGTACCTGCAACCGCGCTGAGATCAGCGCATTGGCGGCCTCTTCCAATCGTATGACGGTGCTGTAAAGTGGCTCTGTCTGACCGTTAACCCAGCGCGAGAGCTGTGCCTGATCAATCTCTGCGACTCGGCACAAGTCCGACATCCGATAACCCGCTGACTCGATCTTGTGCTTGATGTCCTGAATGGCTTGTTGAGATACTTTCATGTTTACAATGTTAACCATGTTTTGTGGAAAGCGTCAAGTGTACAGGGAAAAAAGGGGATCAGCGAACCGATCCCCAAAAGGCAACTGCGCGAAAGCAGAAACGCGCAAAGACATTGTAGGGGCAGAATACCCGACTTGTTTGTGTGGGAATAAATAATAGTTGTTGACAAGTTAGTCAAGTGTGTTATGATTCATACATCAACAACGCAACCCCAAGGAGATTTCCAAATGACCAAAAGAGAAATTTATGAAGTTCGCAATCAAGTTCATAGCGCAATGACATTTGCGAACAATAGCAAAGCCACATACAGCCCACTGATTCGCAGGGAATGGAAAAAGTATGGCTACACACCAGTGTCAGCTTTGAATGCCGCTTAATCAACCCAAAGGAGTCCCAAATGAACCACACACAACACGCATTCACGGTGGAGAACCACCGCAAGCTCGGCAAACGCGCCGAGGCTGCCTTTGACTACTTGCTGTGCCTCGCCATTGGTGTAGGCTTGGCCGCACTGCTTGTCGCATGGTGGTCATCATGAACAACCCACCAGCATTTCCAACAGGCACAGGGGTTGCGCCATACAACCCTGGCATGACGCTTCGTGACTACATGGCGGCCAAGGCTTTGCAAGGTATGTTTGCAAACCCAGATGATAGCCATGAAAACTACGATTTGAGCTATGAAGACTATGTAAAAGAAATTGCCCGTTGTTCCTACAAGATGGCAGACGCAATGATGAAAGCGAGGGAAGCGTGACCGAGATGCAAGACTACTGCCAAGAACCTCGGACCATGTCCGAGTTGGTGGAGGCAGGATTCAAGCCCAACGCGGTCTATGCCGCCGTCAAGCGCAACGAATTGAAGAACACCAATGCCATGGATGCTTGGGGACGCAAACAGCGCGGTAAGGGCTTATTCTTGTCTACCGTGACACGCATCCCCTATAACGCAAGCCTGTTGGTGCAGGCTTGGAACAATCAACCCAAAGGAGAAAACAATGTCACAGACCATGCAAATGGAAATTGACCGCGCTGTCAATAAGTTCACGCCACCCATGGAAGTGGGTGGTGGATTCCTCACCCGCGATGAATACGCCAAGTTTGCGCGTATGGCAGTCACCGAGGGCACACTGATCGGATGGGCGCACGCGGAGAACATGACAAGAGAGCGTATGCAGCGCAAGATCACCGAGCTGGAGCATGAGGTCAGCATACTGCGTGACCGCGTGAAAGATGTCGAGATGGAATTGCTGGCGACTCAAAAATGAGAAAGCTCAACTGGACACCCCCACACGGCACAAAAATCACATGGCCAACCATTCATGTGTTTGACGCTGCATTCACGCCGACCAGAGGCGCTGATGTGCAATCCATATGGCGCAGATACGGTTGGACACCACGCTTTGGCAATGCGCCAGCGGTTGACGAACCCACCCACAAATCCAAGGTGCTTAGAGTATGGAAACCATAATCAACTTCTTGCTGGTGGCGGTGCTCTCCATCACCATCACGCTACTGGTGATCTTTTGCGTCATCAAATTTTTGTTGGACCAGACCGAGGACAAATAGATGGCACGCCCAAAGACAGAGTTAACCACCAACCCCAAAATCATAGGGGCGCGGTTGACGCAGGAGCAATTCAAAGAATGGCGCAAACTGGGTGGCGGCCTGTGGCTGCGAAAGTATTTGATTGAGAGCGCCGAGAAAAGGAAAAAGCAATGACACAAGATGAAATCATTGACATGGCTATACAGGCAGGTGCTTCACCTGACGAAAATAAGATTTGGCTTATGTATGCAGAAGAAATTGAAACCTTTGCCAAACTTGTAGCCGCCAAAGAAAGAGAAGCCTGTGCAGAGATTGCTGAACAAGGGTTGATAGGCCACACAATTGCCAAAGCAATCAGAGCCAGAGGTGAAGCATGACACCGTTGATTAGAGAAATGGTCAAGATGGTTTCTGTTGCCAACCTTGACCCAACGCAAATGCAGTGGTTTGATGTAACTGGTTTGTTTAACAACAATGTTGATTGGAATCCAAAAAAACATTTACTGCATCCTGCACCATATAAAAACACGATGTTGTGCGGCAAGACAGAGCAAGGCGACTTCATGTTGTCAGTTTTGACAGAGCCAACAGCCACCATTGTGACGGGTTGGATTATTAAACCAACAGGGTACAAAGCCCTTGGGTCTTTTTTGTTTGCTGAACACAATGGTGAGCCAAAGGTGGGAGAGGTAGATAAACCCATTGACCCCAAAGACCAATCAATGATGGTCAGTATTGTTGCCATGTTTTACGCATCGCTGGACATGAAAATGAAAGCATATGTGCCAACGGCAAAAGACACATTTACAAATCGTCGAAAAATTAAAGAGGGCAAGTTGCCGACATACGACTGGCACACGATTGAGATTGAACCGCCAAAGCAAAAGAACGAATATCAAGGCGGCACACACGCCACACCTCGCAGACACCAAGTTAGAGGATATTGGCGCACATACAAGTCAGGCAAACGTGGTTGGGTTAAAGAATGTTGGAAAGGTGACGCAACCAAAGGAACTGTATTTAAGGACTATGTTGTAGGAGAACAAGCATGACACAAGAAGCATTGAAGCTGGCGCTTAAGGCGTTGGAAAATGGCGATGTTCCAACTCCAGAAAACGTAGGCAAAAACCTTGATGCCATCACCGCCATCAAAGAAGCCTTGGCACAGCCAGAGCAAGAGCCTGTGATTAGTACATGGGTTCTGCGTGAAGTGTATTTTGATGAAGATGGAGAGCCAACAATGCACAGAAGCCCACCACAGCGCACATGGGTAGGGCTGACGGATGATGAACGTGACCATTTGACGGGTCTGCATCTTTATGCGGTAAAAGGTCAGGTAGAAGCATGGATTGAGGGTGTAGACGATTTTGCACAAGCCATTGAAGCCAAACTCAAGGAGAAGAACACATGAGCAAACTTAAAAGCCTGACCATACCAAACCGTTACAAGGTGGATGCTAAAGAAATTTTGAATGAGGCGATGGACGAGGAGCCTGACACGGTGATTGTGCTGTGCTTCTGGAAAGACCGAGATCAGTTCAAAATCAAGACTTCAATGGTTCCTGACCGGCTAATGCTGATCGGGGCAATTGAAGAAGCCAAGAACAAAATCATTACGGATGGGTATACGCCATGACAGGAGAACACATGAAATACGAAGACATCAAAGATTTCTATAAACGGTGTGAAGAACACCCTGACCATCAAAGCGGAATAATTAGTAACTCCATGCTTCAGCAACGGTTGCATGAAGAAATTGACGAACTGCGTGAGTTCATTGAACAGCAACTCAAGGAGAAGAGCACATGAACACTTGTCCAAATTGCGGAAAGGTAGAGGGTGGTCACTCAAGCATATTGCAAGGGTGCATGTGTCCATACTCAATGCAAGCGCCAGCACAGCGCACATGGGTAGGGCTAGAGGGAGAAGAAATTAGGAATTTGTGGGAAGAAGCCACAAAACCCGACAGAAGCACCATGACTATGGTCACATCATTTGCAAAGAGCATTGAAGCCAAACTCAAGGAGAAGAACACATGAACGCATTTGATTACAAAGGACCGTCAATCTGGACAAGAGATGCTGAATTGAAGATGATCAATACAGGCAAAATTGTTGGTGCAAAACGCAGAGAGCAAATCAGAGAAAAAGAAAAGCACATTGAGTACCAATGCAAACCAAGGAAAGCAAAGAAATGAAAAAAGAAATACTTAATCAGATTAAAGAAAATAGTTTAAACCTCACTGAAAAAGAAAAGAATGATGTGTTTCATGCTTTATACATAATGGAAAAAGTTACTGCTGAAGAGCTTGTATTTGCTAATCATGTTCTTATGCAACTAAAAATAAAAACTATGCGTAAATCTGATGGTCACGAATACACAATGAAATATCCTGAGTTAAATGAATTAGAAAAACTCCATGGTTCATTTGAAACAATAACCATAAAGGTTCACTAAAAATGAATAATGGCGAAATACTTTCATTAGCAAACACAGCTTATCAAAAAGCAAAAGCAAGAGATTTTCGAGAACAGATGAAGCCGCTTGAAACTTGGATGGGATTATTCCTTATCAATTTTTATCATTTATCAGTTTTGGCTGAGCGTAAAGCCTGTGCAGAGTTGTGTAATGAGCAAGGAAAACTCATCGGATCAACTGGGAATACTTGTGCTGCTGCCATAAAAGCCAGAGGTGACGCATGAGCAACGCATTCGACTACAAAGGCCAGCCTTCAATCTGGACACGCGATGTCAAACTCAAACGCTTCAAGCAGGGTGATGAATTTGCCAAGAAGCGACAAGACAAGGGTGACATCAATGACAAGAATCAAGTGTTCATATACTCCAAGGCACTGAGCACAAAGAAATGAAATCCGCAAGACTGCCGCGAGTCATTGATCTGCTCCAGCGCACAGCCTGCACAGCGCCAGAGCTGGCGGCCAAGGTGTACTGCACCGAGAGGTCAGCGCAGCAGATGATCAACCGTCTGCGACTCGCTGGCACGGTCCACATACAGGAGTGGCGCAGATCGGGCAGAGTGCTGGTGGCGGTGTACCGCTATGGGATCGGCACTGATGCCGTCAAACCTCCACCACTGACACCCATGGAGAGGTTGCGAAGATTCAGAGAGCGCGAGTCACTTGACGATAAGGCTTTCCGCTTGGCAAGGGAAAGAGGAAAGAGGTTAAAGCCACGGCGTGATCCGCTGGTGGCTGCGTTTTATGGATCAGTCGAGTAGACCTCGCATACCATTACGCTCAAGAATGGTCATGCTCTTTTCTTGACCAGGAAAAGTTACAAAGTTGCGAGTTCCTTCCCCAGCTTCTCTTGAAAACTGATCCAAATACTTAATTCCAGAAATTCCATACGAATTTAGAAATTCGGCAGTTTTCTTATCGTTACCGCCAAATTGATTTAATTTAGTAGAAATTGAATCATGGAATTCTGCTCCAGTCATATCTGGATAAAGAGTCTTGTTTGTTTTTAGAAAATCCTGCGCTTCTTTTTTTGTTTTGAATGTTGGATTTTTAACATCGTACAAACCATTCTTATCAAATAAAGCCCATTTATCTTCATAAGATAATTTCTGAGGCTTTGTATAGGCAAAACCTAATTTTTTTGCTGCATTCAAAACATTTTGATTTTGATCAATCAATGGCTTGTCCCAGTCAAGCATGGTTGCAATTTTTTCGTCAGGAAGATCAACCTTGTACAAGTTTCCAGGAGTAGGAATACCCTCAAACTTATTTATGTCAATTGACTTTGCATAGTTCGTTGCCGCATCCCAGCCATACTCAGGGTCTGTAAATTGCTTGA